TACACAACAGCAACATATGTATCACAAGCAGGTGAATTAACAGAAACCAGAACAATTTCTAGTTCAGAAAGTGTAATCGAACCTAGACCAAAAGGTTATCAAATACGTAAAGCTGCTGGTATTACATTTACTGCAAATTCAAAACCTATATTTAAAGAAGGAGATAAAGTTCAATTAACAGCATCAACCACAGATACTGGTTTACAAGAAACATACTCAGCAACATTACAAATAGTTTCTACGACAAATACTGGTAGTGGAGATACACTTGGTGAAACCGCTACCTCAAAAAACTATTGGTGTGATGTTATTTCGATTTCAAGTAATTTAACCTTAGAATCATTAACGTGGAAAGTTGAGTTAATACAAGGAGATCCCATATATGAATTAAAATTTCCAAGATTTGGATATAGATGGAAATATGCAGATGGTGAATATTCTTGTTTTTCACCATTTTCTAAAGTTGCATTTTTACCAAATCAAGACAATGGATTTGAGTATAACCCAGTAGAAGCTCATAACTTATCTATGGTAAATACAGCAAGAACCGTTACTGTTGGTGGAGGAACAACAATACCATTTGATGTTAGACCAAAAGATGTTGTTGAGGTAGATGTATTATATAAAGAATCAAATCACACGAGTGTATATACTGTTACCACTTTAAAGACAAAAGAAGATATGGATTCTGTTGAAAGTGGTGGTGATGGATATTCAATAACATCAGAACAAGTACACGCATTGGTTCCTAGTAATCAATTATTAAGGCCTTGGGATAATGTACCAAGAATGGCTAAAGCGCAAGAGATTACAAAAAATAGAGTTATTTATGGTAATTATTTACAAAACTATAATATACCAGAAGAACCGTCTTTTGTAATAAATGTTGGTAAAACTGAAATAGAAGATAGTACAGCAACACAATCATTAAAGTCAATTAGAAATTATCAAGTTGGTATTGTGTTTTTAGATAAATTTGCTAGACAAACCCCTGTGCTGTCAAATGATTCTGGTGCTATTAAGTTAGATCAAAGTTATGCTGAAACAGCAAATAAACTAAATGTAAAAGTAAAAAACAACAGACAAGGAGATTTAGTAAAACCAGAGTGGGCAACACATTATAGGTATTTTATTAAAGAACCATCTCTTGAATATTATAATCTAGCTATGGATAGGTTTTATACACAAGAAGGTGATCATATTTGGTTATCATTTCCGTCAGCAGAAAGAAACAAAATTGATGAAGAAACATATTTAATATTAAAAAAGAAACATGACGTTGATGAAGCGCCTGAAATAACAAAAGGTAAAACTTTAAAATATAAAATACTTGATATTAAAAATGAAGCACCTAAATCAATACGTAAAAGAAAAAATTTAGTTACTACGTTAACAACTCAGTTTGGTAAAACAGAAGCTGATACAGGTAATGGATTTCCAGAAGAACTTGGTTTATATATTAATATACCTTATGCTACAATTAAAGATACGCCTGTAGAAAGTTTTTTGGATGAAAATCCTAATGAATTATATATAAGAATAGCTAAAACTGGCGGGGAAACAGAAAGGTATCAATTAACTGGTATTGAACCTATTGGTACACCAACACAAGGTACAGTTGTTGGTGCAGGTAGTACACCTAACGGTTATTGGAAATTCAATTTAAAAGTTCCATTAGGAAGTGATGTAAACATGTTAAAAACCAGCGCTGGCGTTGAAGTTGCTGGATTATCTGCTAAATTTTATAAAGAAGAAACTGAAGATTTAGAAGAATTTGATGGAAGATTTTTTGTTAAAATTAAAAGAGATAATGATTTAGATAAGAGTTTATTATCTTTTGTTCAAAATCCAACTTATGGTGTTGAACACACGTGTAGATTATTTTATATTAATTACTTAAAATCAGATGTGGGTGAAGATGATCCGAAACGAGTTGATTATCAATATAGTTTTAGACCAGCAAAACAAGAGGTGTACGCGGGTATTGGCGCTGGTAATGCTACACTATGTATTGATCATGCTGCGTTTTATAAAAATGAAAATTCTTTAGGTGAGTGGAAAGGGACAGAATTAAAATGGGAAGGTGGTAACAAATCTCAACCAAATCCAACTACAGATAAATCAGTTTGGTTTGGTAATGGAAATGTTGATAAAAACGGTATTGATGGAAAGAGAATGATTCGATTGAGATGGTTAGGTGGAAACGATGGAAGTCTTCCTAATACAACAATAGGAAGAAGTGCTTTTAAAAGTGATGGCGAGTATAATACATATTTAAAGTTATTACAAACTGGAACAAAATTTAGATTTGAAAGTGATCCAAGTGGTAGTATTCATGAAATTGTTTCTCAAAATGGTGTAGATGGTTATCCTAGAGTAGGTTATAATTACTTAAAAGACAATGGTAATCTTTCTGATAAGATTAAAAAGTATGATTCAAACCATGCTTTACAAATGATATTAACACTAAAAACAACTATAGATGGTGTTGAACAAAACAATATTGGTTGGGCGCCTATATCACCAAACGCGCCAAGGATAGATCAATATGGTACACATAATTATAGGAATACCATGGGATGGAAAATTGATAATAGTGGAGGTGCTTCTGAAACAATTGAAATAGTAAAAGAAATTTTTAATGAATTAACTTATTCTAGTAAAAGCCCTGCGATATGGGAAACTGAACCAAAAGAATCTCCAGATTTAGAGATTTATTATGAAGCTGGTAAAACATATCCTATAGCAGATTTAGGTGATGCCAATGGTGATGATATAGAATATATGAATTGCTGGTCATTTGGTAATGGGGCTGAATCAAATAGAATACGTGATGATTATAACGCTATATTTGTTGATAAAGGTCCTAAGGTTTCATCTACACTCGCGGAACAATATGCAGAAGAAAGAAGAGCTAGTGGAATGATTTACTCTGGGATATATAATTCTTCTTCTGGAGTAAATAGATTAAATCAATTTATACAAGCAGAAAAAATAACTAAAGATGTTAATCCAGAATATGGTAGTATACAAAAATTATACACAAGAGATTCTGATGTTTTAGTATTATGTGAAGATAAATGTTTAAGAGTTTACGCTAATAAAGACGCCTTGTATAATGCTGATGGCAGCACAAACTTATTATCAAGTAATAGGGTTTTAGGAACTAGTGATCCTTTTGTTGGAGATTACGGTATATCTGAAAATCCTGAATCATTTGCTAGTCATGGTTTTAGAGCATATTTTACTGATAAACGCCGAGGAGCTGTTTTAAGGTTATCTAGGGATGGTTTAACTAATATTGCATATAAAGGCATGCGAGATTGGTTTTCTGACAATCTAAGACAACCTAAGACAATTCTGGGAAGTTATGATGATAAGAAAGATAATTACAACTTAACACTAATAGGTTCATCAAATAATACTATTAGTTATACTGAACTAGTAGGTGGTTGGACAAGTTTTAAATCTTTTATACCACAAAGTGCATTAACATTAAATAATACATATTATAGTTTTTACAATGGTGATCTTTGGGAACATAATAAAAATAGTCTTAGAAATAAATTTTATGGGACAAGTTATGATTCTACAATTAAATTGATATTTAATGATACCCCATCAACAATTAAGAATTTTAAAACATTAAATTATGAAGGTACTACATCAAGATTATACAAGACTACTCAAAGGGGCTATGCAGCTGGAACAGATACGACACTTGAAAAAGAAGGGTGGTATTGTAACTCTTTCACAACTAGTGAACAAGATGGTGATGTACCTTATTTCATAAATAAAGAAGGTAAGTGGTTTGCTAATTTACATGGATCAGGAATTACAACTACAGATTTAGAAACGAAACAAGCAGCTAAAGAATTTAAAGTACAAGGTATAGGAGAATTAAGTTCATCATCTGGTCCATCAAGAGCTGGGTATCATGTTAAGATAAGTGTAGAAATGGATTCATCTGATGATACTTCTGATAATCTTTTTGCAATACCTACATCATTTACAATTGATGGTACAACGTATGATAATACTGTAAGTGATGGTTATCATGTAGCTGGTGGTGCAACTGTAAGTAAGAATGTAATTTTTACATTTGAACCAAATGATGCAAATACCGCTGGTGCTTCTGTTATGAAAGCTGCAGATTTTGCTTTTGTTAGTGAAAGTAGTTCTACAGTAACAAACGCCGTAACAGATGCTAGTGTTGCTTTTGCAAATACAACTAGCGCATACGCTGATGACAATAAAGTTACTATGACAGTACCAATATCGTTTACAATGCCAACTAACGATCAAACAATTGTTGTAAAGATAACAGGTAAAGCAAAACACATATATACTGTTTCTGGTAGATGGTACTCTATTGCTAGAAATACCTCAGTACCTACAGCCTCTAATTTACTTGGTGCTGCATATTCTGCTTCAGGTCTTGAAGGTGAAACAGTAACAATTGATTTAGATACTAGCGATGCAGGTGTTACAACAACAACATTCACAGCTGCTACAGATCACATATTTAAAGAAGGTTCACATCCTAGTGTTGATTTAAAAAATACATTATATTTTGGTAGTAATTATAGAGTAACAGAAACACCCGCTTTAGGATCAACTGGCGATATATCTACTAAATCATTTGCAATAACATACAAAATACCTAATAGAAGTGTTGAAAACGATAGAATAGATTTTATTGCTGAAGCTGAAAATAATGAAGTAGCAGCAGGTACAAACATAACAAGTTGGAGTATTGACGTTGAATCATATGAGGAATTTGAAACAACAATAGCAACTGGTGCAACTAGTGCTACACAAACACTTGCTAGTACTGCTAATCTCAATGCGGGTATGGCTGTAACTGGAAATGGTATTCCACTAAATTCACTAGTTGTTATTAATAGCATTACAAGTAGTACAGTAGTAGTTTTATCTGAATCAATAACCACTACAGCTGGTGACACGTATACATTTGCAAAACCAAATATAATATCTAAACAAGGTGAGGATGATGTGTCGTTAAAAGTGTATGGAGAAGCTGGTGCTAAATTTAAAATATATCTTACAAAAGATTCTGATAGCACTAGTTTATTAACGGATAGTGATGGATTAACAGTAAGTAGCATAGAAGGTGAAATACCTGCTGCTGGAAGTACAAACGCATATTATGAAGAGTTACTTGATTTTCCTAAGATTGTAGATAAAGACGTGAGTGACGAATCAACATTAAAACAAACATATACATTAAAACTAGAAGAAATAACTGGAACTAGTGTTTTTATTTCTCCATTAAGTTCTCCAGAGCAAATGAGATTTATACAATACCAAGATGCTATAGTAGACGTGGAAGTTACTGAGGGATTATCAAGTGCCGCTGCAGTAACTACACTTAGCCCTACAAGTGGAAATTATGAGAAAAGATCACTACTAGAACCTAATGTCCCAGATGAGGTAACAATAAGTTCTGTTTTAACTTCAAGTTCATCTGGTAAAGATTTTAAATTCTTAGATGCTTTAGATACTGATGGAGATGGTATTAGTGAAGCTATACCTCTTAGTATTGTTGGTGGTGATGTAAGGGAGCTTGTTGGTGAAAAAATTACAACGACAGATGGTGGTATTGTTTCTTTTAATAACTTGCAAGTTGCTCTTAATAATACACCTGCTCTTGCAACAGCAACATTAACAGGCTCAATGAATATTCATAAATACGGCACAAAAGATGATTATCTTAGTATCGCGTGGGAATCACTTGTTGGTTTTGAATTAGCAGTTGGGGATGCAGTAGCAACATCTGCTGTTAATGATGGTGTTTATGAAATACCAATAACACTACCAACAGGTGCTGGAACTTTTGAAGTTTCTGTTAATGCCGCAGCAAGACCAGATAGATTTCAAATATTATTTGATTCTACAAATAAAACATCAAATAATATAAGTGACATGACTGTTGTAGCTGATTCGTTCTATATTGGTGATCATTTAAGAACAGCGGGTACATCTGATGGTCAAAGAGGACACTTTAGAACCCAAACTATTGGAGATCATACTATGAATAAATTTATGTATGTTGGGGAAGGTGGTAATGCTACTAAAGAGTCAGATGGTTCAGCAATGCCAGAATGGGATACAAACGGGACAACATTAATAACAATTTCAGATTCTGTTATTGCAGGTCCAGCTAGTAATTCACCTGACACAACTAATGCAGCTTGGAGAGATGCTTGTGATCCTGATGGAGATGGTGAAGGTATTAACCACGATGGTCAAAGTGGTTTAACAAGTTATTACTACGCTAACGCCGCTGCGTTTACATCAAATACAAAAACACATCACGATGCTGCTGATTCTTCCGCATACTTATTTGAAGATGATGGTAACGCCACATTAGAATACAGCAAACCATCTTCAACATCAACTAGGGCATACATAAGGGTTACTGCAAAAAGTGCTGCTGGATCTACTGGTTGGGATATATATGGAACTAGATTTACAGCTACATAAAATTAAGATATTATGGCAAAGATAACATTAACATTAAATTTCGCATATCCAATAAATGTATCACTACAACCTAAACCTACTAATGTCACTAGTGATAGTGCACATGTAGACGCGGGTGCTTGGGATATTATATACTTTAAAAATTCATCTGGCACTATTATAAGATTAGGTGATTGTTTAACAATAAGTAGTGATAGAAAAAGTATTACGGTATATGCGGATGATACAACTGAACAACCAGCAAATGGTAATTTTATCTTTTTCGGTAAAAATGAAGGTGTTGGTATGGCAGGTGTAACAGGTTATTACTTTGAAGTAGAAATGAAAAATGAAACAACAGATGAAGCAGAATTATTTGCTGTAAGCTCTGAATTATTTGAAAGTAGTAAATAAATAAAAAAAAGTGTAATTATAATATGTATAAAACTAAAAATTAAAAATTATGGGCAACGGAACAGGAACATTTAATCCGCAATTTAACTATTCGCCAATACAAACACCTCAAATAACAGGTGCTCAAAACTTAAAGGTTCCCACTTTTGCTGGTGGTTCTGCTAGTGGTGGTGGAATGGATGCAGCAGCAGGATTAACAGCTGGTGGTATTGGTGATATTGCCGCTGGTGTGAGTGGTATCGCAATGGGTATTATAGGTGGTGGACAAAGAAGAAGAGAACAAAGATCAGCAAATATTGAACATGCTAGAATGAAACAAAAGTATTCTCAACTTGATACTAGTAATCCATATGCTCAACTAGAAAATCCTTATGAAGATCTTACGATTAATAAACAAATGGCTGAATTTCAAGCACAACAAGAGCAACAATCTATGGCTAATACTATGCAAGCAATGCAAGGCGCGGCTGGAGGATCTGGTATTGCATCACTAGCACAAGCCATGGCAAATCAACAATCAAGAAATTTACAAAGAGCTTCAGCTGATATAGGTCAACAAGAAAGACAAAATATGATGACACAAGCACAGTTTACAGCAAGAAGAGATGAGCAGGGTGTTATGGCAGAAAGACAAATGAAAAGAGAACAAGCTGAAACTATGTATGGAATGGCACAGCAAAGAAAAGCAGCGGCAGATGAAGCAAGAAAAGCTGCAACTGAAGGTTTAATTGGTGGTATAGCGCAAACAGCTGGTGGTATTGCACAAGTAGCAGCATCAGATAGGAATTTAAAAACTGATATTAAATTTTTAAGATACTCACCAAGTGGATTAAAAATATACAGTTTTAAATATAAAGATATAAAATTTGGTAAAGGATTATTTGAAGGTGTAATGTCTGATGAAATTCCTTCTTATGCAGTAACAAAACACAAAGATGGTTATGATACTGTAGATTATACCAAAATTGACGTTAATTTTAAAGCAATATAATTATGGCAAACAGTATATTAGTAAGAGGTGCTCGTGATGTTGGTAGAGCAAAAATAACAGATCCATATAAATTTTCCGCGTGGATTAGAAGTATGTTCTATGGTTTAGATAAATTAGGAGATAGAGCATATAATATAAAAATGTCGCAAATTGCAGCAGCCTCAAAACTACGTAGTGATCAAATGAAACAAATAGAAAATACTAACAAACTCAATAGGGAGGATATGAAAAGGTATCATGAAAAATATAATGACGTTGGTATTTTACCTGCACACTTAAGCGATGTTGGTGATCAAATTGGTAGTATGTATCAAAATTTTGTTCAAGCAACAGGTACAAAATCAACAAGTAACCCTTTATCACCAGATTTTTCTATAGCAACTAATATACAAGATGGCGTTCTTAAAACATTTACAGAGTGGAAAGGTTTGTTTAATGACTACCAAGGTTTAGCTGATCAATTAAGAGAAGCAATGAATCCAGATAATGATGATTTATCAAGAGCTCACGATTGGGATAGAGCTTTGTTTTATAATATGATTTTACCAGATAATCATAGAATTCGATTTGTACAAAATGATGCTGGTAAAGAAGATATTGCTTTTATTTTTGATAACCCATATGATGAAGAAATAGCAAGTGTTTCAAAATACCGTGTTACAGATCCAGATACTAATGAAGAAGTTTATGGTATACTTTTAAGTGATTTTATTGCTGACCACGGTGGATTTTTCTTAAAGAATAAAGGTAGAGATGCTGATATAGAAGCCGATTGGAAGAAAATGGAAGGTGATGTTATTTCAGGTAAATCTAATTACATGTATTTTACAGATAAGCAAGGTATAAAACAAAAATTTACTAGAGATGAATTTATTTCAATGTATCCTTGGAGAAATACCTTTACTAAAGAAAAAACCATTACAACTGCTGATGGTACAACAATGACAGTTAATAGAAACGTAAGAACAAACCTACAAGCAATGGCGTTTGATTATGATCCTGATGGATCAGCATATGGTCAAACAACATTTGCAGAATCAGCTGAGGCAATGTTAATACAAAATTATTATATAGAGTGGTTAGCAGAGCGAGATGATTTATCTAAAGATCAAGTACTAGCTATGATGAATAGTGGAGATCAAAATTTTATGGGTAAACCATTTTGGATATTAGATGATGATTTTGCTTTTGGTGATATTGATATTCCTAATCTTTACGGAGAAAACTTTTCTGGAAATAATTTATTAGAACATGCGATGCACATTCATTACGGTGGTGGTGCATATGATGCGTTAGAAGGAGCAGCTAATAATTTTATAAATAGTGAAGCTAAAAAAGAAAGAGATAGAATCGCAAAAGGACTAAAGAATACCGGTCGTGGTGGAACTGGAGGAAAAGGAAAAGATGAAGTAATATTCGTACCAACAGAAAGTCTTGATATTATGGGTGCGGCATTTAGTAACTTTGATGATTATTCTATGGGATATAATCAAGATGCTGATCATGCAAATAGAACAACTCAATTAAAAGAATTAGAAAGAGACGTAACATATCAAGGATCAAAAAGACCTATGTACATTTTTCCAAAAACAAAAGATGGTCAAGCGGTTCATTATGAGTATGATATTTGGATTGGTATGTATGATAGATCATCAGGTGAGTATGTTCCTAGAAAATTAGGATCATCATATTCATTTGATGTTAGAAAACCTAGTACAACTAAAAAATTATGGGGATTATTATTTGATGGTAAGAAAAATATTGATACATTCCCAGATGAGGTAAAAGAATTTATTAATCAACCTGATTATAAATACAAGGTATTGAGAAGTGATGATGTCGGAAAATTAATTAAATAAAAACATGTCTACAAGATTATCAACATTACCGGATTATGAAACTATATATAATCCGCAAGACGTAATTCCAAATAATGCTAACCAATATCGTAATATAAAGGTAGCTGATCCTAATGCTAGAAAGAAGTGGAAGATTTTCAAAGACGGAGGCTTTAGCTACATGACTGAAGACAAGATTGATGAAATAACTTTTGAAGCAGCAGGTCCTAAATATAAAAACCGTGAAGATCGTGTAGAAAATTATATTAAAACTTATAATGGTGAAGAGGTAATTGTATATGAGATTACAGACCCAGAAACAGGTGATAAAAGAGATGTTGAGGTTGGAGAGTTAATAGATTTAGAAGAGCACGAAGATAACTTTAATATGATGGCAAAATTATTAGAAGATTATGATAATGCTCACGATGATATTCCATTAACCAAAAAACAAAGGGAACATAATAAATTAATAGGATTACCAACAGAACATCGCTATGGTGATGATGCGCGTGAAGGAAAAAAACACTTTAAAAAAAGAGGGATGTATTCAAGTGAGGAGATTCTAGCTATGAAAACTGGCTTTTATTATCACATAAAAGAACGTGAAGGTTCTAAAATATCACAAGAAGCAATATTTAATTCTATTACAAGCTTAGATGGTTTTAAAGTAGCATCAAATGATATAATGAAAGAGCATTATAAACGTCTAAAAAAAGTCAACTGGGATTCAGAAGAAGCTAAAGAACTAGATGCTTTGTTTACAAATAGAATGAATGAATTATTTGAGTTTTATCTTGCAAACTCAGGACAAGATCTTTTGTGGAAAAATCAAGCATTAGTTGAAGATATTGATGAATTTTTCTCAGATATGATAGTTGAAACTACAACAAGAGAAAATAGAGCAGCGGAATCATTACTTGGGATGCCACTACATAACTCTGATTTCTTAACCGGTATATGGGAATTTACCAAAATGTACCAAATGGGACATAATGGTATGAAGCTAATGTTAACTGGTAATGAAATTAAACTTAAAAAAGAAGCGATACAAAACATATGGTCTAAAATGTTCACTGGTGAAGAATTAACAAGACTTGATATATTAGGAGAAGATTTCCTTTTTAAAAATCGCTCTCTTGATATAGATGAAAATCTAAAAGAAAGATTCCAGGAAATACTAGATTTAGAATTAGAAATGCTTGAAATAATGCTTGACAATGAGGGCGTTCAACAACAACTTGAAAAAATAGGAGAGACAAACGTATTTAATGAGGAGGGTGAGTTTGATATTACTTGGGATAAAGCTCAAACTATAATAGGTAAACAAGGTGGCCAAATGTTAGGATTGATATTTACATTAGGTTATTCATCAATGGCACAACATACGTCTGAAATTTATATGAATACACTGAAAGAACAAGCTGTAGCAGATAAATATCATAGTGGAAATGTAAACAAAATAACTAACAAATCAAGAAAAGCTTTCTTTAACCTTGAGATTAAAGAACAAAATGAATACATGTTAAATGTTATAGAATCTGGTAGAGGCGCTGAGGGTAAGGCATTATTTTCTGGAGGTATTGCGACTGCTTTAGATGCTCTTATAACTAGAAAAATAACAAAATCAGCAATGAAAAGTCTTAATAATCTTTTTCAAATTGCAACAAAAGATAGTATTACGAATAATCTTAAGCGAGTTATTGCAGCTGGTGGTGAAGTTGGACAGTTAATAGGTTGGGAAGTTGGTACTGAGTGGGCTCAGGATTTAACTTTAAAATTTGGACAACAAAGTTCTTTAGGTAAAACAATGTGGCCACAATATAGTTGGTTTAATAATAAGTCGTGGATAGCTACAGCCGCTGAAGTAATAATAGCAACTCCTTTTCTTTGGGGAGCTGGTAGAGTAGGAAGTACAGTAGTAAATAATACTTGGAGACAAATAAGAAAACTTAGAAATAAAGAAGATATTGAACACGCTTTTAGTATCCAACGACAGCGAATGGATAAAGATTTAGAAAATGGTAAAATTTCTAATCAAGAATATCTACAACAACTAGATAATATCGAGGCAATGCGAATGATAGTTGAAGCAAGTCCAAAACTAAAACACTCTAAGTTTGCTAAAGTTCTTTTAGAAACTGGATCAAATGATCAAATTACTAAAATGCATGAAAGTGTTTTACAAATAGTTAAAGATACAAAATCAAGCGCAGATATTTTAGATGAATTTGAAAAACTTAAAGAAGCTTATCCCACTATTGATATAAAACAAAGTTATCTTAATATTGCTGATGTAGATATAATGAGTGATGAGTTTCAGAAAAACTTTAAAAAACTACCTGAATCAGTACAGTCTGAAATTTATGGATTAATAAAGAAAAAAGAAGCTTTAAAAAAGTCTACAGAAGAAGCACATAGTTCTTTTATAAAACTAATGATGAAAGCAGCATTTAACAAAACAGCACAAGAGCAAGTACAAGCTTTAAATGCTGAAAATTTAGATACGCCTAGTTATTTATTTAAAGACAAAAATGATTTTCAAAATCACGTAAAAAATGATGCAATTAGTAGATTAGTTGAGACTGGTATGACAAAAAGTGGTGCTACTAAAATCATTAATGAAAATATTAAAAACGGATATATTTATAGAAATCCAAAAAAAGGATCATATGAATCTAATATTAATGTAGCATATGAGGGTTTATTTCAGGTTGGTAATGTAGAAGCTACAACACCTAACGCTTTGTACGTAATTAAAGGTAATGCTTATGATCTTATTGATAAAGGAGATCTCTTTGCATTTAATGGTTTAAGTCATGGTGCGTTACATGTTAGTATGCGTAGAGCTAGTTTAGAAGAACTTAGAAAATTTAAAAAAGATTTAGAAAGTGGATTAAAAGAAGCTGCAAAAAACGATCCATTCATAGCTAAATTATTAACAATAGCACAGTTAAGTGAACAAAGATACTTTGGTAAGGGAGCACGAAGAAAATTAAATAGAAATTCAAGAAAAGGAATAGAAGAATATATAACCAACTTAGGTGATGTTGCAGCTCTTTTACAATTACAAGAAGGTAATTTTCAAACAATATCGTCATTTGACAAAATAGCTGATGGAGTAAAAAAATGGTTTGGGCTTTATAGACCTAGAACGAAATCAATAAATACAGTTGATGGTAGTAATTTTATTAATTTTCTTACAGCAGGATCACATATTAATAAACCATTACCAAAATTAGAGTTTTTAGATATGCCTTTGTTGGATAAAAAACAACTTGAAGAGTTATCTGAAGATGAAACTGCTTTCTCTGAAACATTTGAAAAGGAGTACGAAGCAAAAATAAATGAAGCGTATACACCTGATTTACAAAACTTAGAAAAAATTAATGAGTTATTTTCTGAGATAATACAAAAAGAAGCATATAGAACTAGAGCAAGTGGTATTCGTTGGGTTGATTTACCAGGTTTTGATATGCAAGAATTTGTTAAAGAAACACTGTATGGTGTAAATGAGGAGACTGGTAAAATGCGAGGTATTAGTCAATTTATATGGGGTGATAAAGCATTTGATCCAAATGTTAATGATAATTTCTTTTCATATATAAGACGTAATTTAACGAATAGAGCAATGGATGCTTTAAAAAGTGGTAAGGTAACAACACAAGTATATTTAGGTGAGTTAACACCAAAAGAACCACAACTACTTCCTGTTGAACCTGAAGGATTTGATTTTATAGAAAAGAAAACACCACCATTTAGAACTTTAATCACCGATGAAGATGCTGAGTTAATTAAAGATGAGGTAAAAAACAAAGCAAAATTAATACCAGACTTTAAAGGATTTTATACTAAAATGAAAAATCTTTATAGTTCTTACTTAAATCCAATTGTTGAAAACTTACAATACACAGAAGAACAATACAACACATATATTAATTCTAATAAATTTAAATCTAAAGTTAATCAAATTAACGAGAAAAGAAAAAAGAAATTAACTCAAAAACAAATTAATGGTTTAGCGAGAATTGATTTAAGAGAGAAATGGCTTAGAGATAAATTCTCAACAATATTTCCTAACTTACCACAAAAAGTATTAAACAAAAACTTTCAAGATCTTAAACAACCTAAGCTAGATGAGAACGGAAAACATATACGTATAGGTAATGATTGGCAGTTTGAAGCAAAAGATATTACCGCAGATGACTGGGTAAATTATTTTCTAGGAGAATATGAAGGAAAAGTTGCTGCGATAGTAGATGAATCAGGTTATAAAAAAACAAATACAACTGGTGATACAAGGTGGGATAAATTAATGAAAGAAATAGAAGTACAGTTAAGATTTGAGGGATTGGCTTCTTTATTAAATGATCCTGATGTTGTAAACAAAATTCAAACAACTCGTGATTTAGAAGAATATGAAGAGTTAAAAACTAGTGAGTTAATTGGTAGAATTGCAACATCAATAGATAAAGACACTGATGTTGTGTTTATGGAAAAATTTGGCGGCTTTAGTACAATACCAACAGATATTACTCCAGATGACGTTAATAAACAAGCTAAAGAATTAACTAGTTATCTTAATACAACTAAAGGTATTGAAAGTGCTAAGTTTCAAAAAAAATCACTAGAGTACCACCCGTTTGTAGTTAAAGCGGTTATATATGCTAACACTAAAGTCTCTGAGTTTGATGGTACTATCAACAGAAACTATGGTAAACTTGTAGAAAGAAACAAATACATTGACGCTCAACCTACAAAATCATTACGTACAAACATGAAGGCATTAAAAAATGTACAAAAAGCAAGTGTAAAAGTAATTGATAGATTGTTAGAAAGATATGGTTATGGTATAATTGATGTTTACGAAGGAACCACCGCTGAAACAAAAATAATTAAATTCTTAGAAACGTTCGGGTATATAAAAAGAGCATTGGACCCAGGCTCTAAAGAAAACCCTGGACCGTTTAGAAAAGATAGAGATAAATTAATAAATAAAATAAAAAAAGTAAAATATAAAGATGGTGTGGATCTTACTGGCATGAGATTAATGAACACTAGATTTAAATTATATAAAGATGTTCAAAAAATATTAAAATTAACAAGTAAAACTGAAAAATTAGCTAAGTTAAAAGAATTAGCACCTGAAATAGAAGAGGCAAATAGAGTTAATATTGAAGTTGCAAAGGCTCTTACGACAGATTTAATTAATTTACTTAAGGATCCAAATGGAATTACTAAAGTAGAGTTTTTAGATTTATTACAAGTTCAAAGTAATGCGGTTGGTGGTATAAAGGGATTATCTGCATTAGATTTTATAGAAATAAGAGAAGGTTCGCAAGCTGTAAACGAAGAAAATTCAAGATACGAAGATATAAAAAATAAATATATACCACAAGTAAATAAAGAAATAGATGATATACTTGCTGGACGTAATGAAAAAATTAAAGAGCTCACAATTGTAAAAAACAAGAAACGCGTTAAGGTTTCAAGAGAAGAATATTTTAATTATAGAATTAAAAAATTCATTAATGCTGATATAAAAAACTACGGTGAGCACATGGGCGCAAACTCTCTCACAATGGCTGGTATTGCCGAGGTTGCTTTTAGATCACTAGAAGATCCTAACATGGACATTCAAACGGAATTAGAAAAAATATTTTTAGTTCATACGCAATTATTAACAAGTGGTGAAATTGCTGATATATTAGATACTAATCCAGAAACTGGCTTTAAAACACTTAAGATAAACCCTGATAATATATATAGGGTGGTAAAATTACTATCAAAAGAACAACAAGAAAATATTTATGGTTATGATGGTAGGCCAATGAGTGAAGTTATAATTGATTTTCAAACAAGAATGTTAGCATTGGAACAAAAATCAAAAAGAAATAGAGCATTAAATGAAATTACTCGTGAAAAGAATTTCTATAAATCCGTACTAACAGGTAATGAAAGTGTTGAAGAGCAAATTGAAATATTTAAAGTAATAGATAAAGCAAGAAATATAGCAAATGATCCTAAGGCAAAAAGAAAAGGAATATCAATGTTTGATCTTGATTTTACATTATTAAATACTACAGAAAAAATTAAGGTTATAATGCCTGATGGCACTGAAACCAGAATAGATGGTGCTGATTTTGCGGAACAAGCAACTGATTTAATTGCAATGGGCGCTACATTTGATTTCACTGAATTTAATGATATTATCAACGCAGAAAAAGGACCATTCTTTGATATGGCTAAAGCAAGAGCTGGTAAAAAAGGATGGAATGATATATTTATTGTAACCGCAAGATCTCATGAAGCTAAAAATAATATATATAATTTCATGAGAGGTATGGGATTTGATATTAAATTAGATAATATTATCACACTACAAGATGGAACACCACAAGCAAAAGCACAGTGGTTACTTAGTAAAGCAGCTGAAGGATATAATGATTTTGGAGTATATGATGATCACAGTGGTGTAATTGACGCAGCAAATAATTTAATAAGCTGGTTAGATATCGATTCAGAAGTACAACAAGCTGGAACAAACTTTAGTGAACAAATGAACGAAGAGTTTAGACAAATATTATTTGAATCTAAAGGTGTAAATGTATTTGATAATATATCGGGTGCTCAAGCGGAAGCAAGGGGTGTAGTCGCTGATGAGTTTAGTCTTATGCCTCCATCAGCTGATGATTTCTTAGGATTATTATATCAATTTATGGGTAAAGGAAAGCAAGGAGATGCTCATAAAGAATGGTTAGTAAAAACATTAATAAGACCATATAGTAAGGCTATGAGAGATGTTGATACCGCTAAACAAACTTTAGTTGATAGCTATAGAACATTAAAAAATAAACATAAAGATGTAGTAAAGATATTAAAAAAAGATACTGGATATGGTGGTTTTACCTATGAATCAGCATTGAGAGTATTCTTGTGGGATAAAAATGGCATAGCAATTCCTGGTATATCTAAAAGAGATTTAAGAAATTTAAACGGTATTGTAACATCAGATCCAAACTTAGTTGACTTTGCAAACGAACTAGGTCAAATAACGAAATTAGATGCTGGTTATGTTCAACCAACTGAATGGTGGGTTACAGGTACTATAGGACAAGACTTTAGAAACATAGGTGATGAATATAGAAAAATGTTTTTAACAAATTGGATTAGAAATAAAGATTTAGTTTTTGATGCACAAACATTACGAGTTATACAAGCTAATTACGGTACTAATTTTAAAGATGCTTTAACAGATGTTTTATATAGAATGGAAAATGGGCGTATGAGCCCAGATAGTGGTCATAAATTTGTAAATAATTTTAATCAATTTATTAACGGTTCCATTGGAACAACGATGTTTTTAAATACAAGATCAGCTGTTTTACAAACAATATCAGCTATAAACTATGTTAATTGGAGTGATAATAATCCTATAAAAGCCGGTGCAGCATTTGCAAACCAACCACAGTTTTGGAAAGATTTTGTTTATATATTTCAATCTGACATGTTAAAACAAAGAAGAACCAATTTGGCTTTTGAAGTAACAGCAAACGAATTAGCAACAGCGGTACAAAAGAGTGGTGATAAAGCTAGAGCAGCGATACAGTATTTATTAAGAAAAGGATTTTTACCTACGCAAATGGCAGATAGTTTTGCTATAGCTTTTGGTGGTGCTAGTATGTACAGAAATAGAATAAACACATATACTAAACAAGGATTAAGTTTAAAAGAGGCTCAGAAAAAAGCTTGGTTAGATTTTCAGGAGATTACAGAAGCATCTCAACAGTCAGCAAGAGAACACATGTTGTCAGCTGAGCAAGCAAGTCCTTTAGGTAGGTTAATATTAGCTTTTGGTAATACACCAGCGCAGTATAACAGGTTGATGAAGAAATCATATTTAGACTTAGTTAACAATAGAGGTGATCATAGAACTAATATATCTAAAATAATATATTATGGTGCTGTTCAAAACTTTATGTTCTCTTCTATGCAAAATGCTTTATTCGCAATGATATTTGATCCAGATGAGGGCGAGGGTGAAGATGATAAATATTTAAGTAAAAAGATTAATACCATTAATAGTATGAGTGATACTATATTAAGAGGGTTGGGTATAAGAGGTGCTACTATATCTACACTTAAAAATATGATAATAGAGTTTGGTGAGCAAAATCAAAAAGATTGGAATTCAGATTATGCAGAGGTTATGGTTCAAGCTTTAAATATTTCTCCACCAGTTGGTATTAAAGCTAGACAAATATATGGTGCTACTCAAACATATAAATATAATAAGGATGCAATTAACGAAATGGGACCTGACATTGATAATCCAGCTTGGTTAGCTTTAGGCCAGATAACAGCAGGAACAACTAATATACCATTAGATAGGGTAATTAAAAAAGTAAACAATGTTCGAGCTGCTTTAGATGATAGAAATGAAGCTTGGCAAAGAATAGCAACTATGTTAGGTTGGAACACGTGGAACGTTGGTATACCAAATAGAAAACGCGATGCTATCAAAAATAAGAAAAAACAAAAGAAAAGTAGTGCAGTAAATGAATACGAGCAATTACTAAAAGATTTAGGAATAGATGAATAAAAATCAAACAACTAAAGAAATATTAAAGCTTGTAGAATATCAAATAGAGCAAATATTTACAGAGGTAGAAAAAATTAAAAAAGACAACAGAACTGCCCATGATGAGGTAAAAGATGACCTACGTTTTATCAAGAACAATCTCTTTGATCCAAAAGAGGGAATATGGACAGAAGTAAAAGAAAATTCAAATTTTAGAAAAGAAACTATAAAGTGGAGAAATGCTTTAGGTTTTGGTGTATTTAGTTTAATCGGAAAACATGTTTGGGATTTTATAAAAGGAACACAATGAAAAAATTATTAATGTTTATTTTTATGTTCATTAGTCTGAATGCTAATGCACAGTTTTTTAAAAAAATATTTAAATATTCAACTATATATACATCAGGTAATATATCTATGCCTTTAATAGACGATAGAAAAGAATTTTACGTAACACAAGAGGGTGAAGTAAGGGACATCACAAGAGAACCTAAATTTGATTATAGATATTCAATAGGTTGGAGAAAGCTTGCTAGATTTGATTACGAAAATAGACAAAACGCTTTTTATGATGGAGGTGAAAAACAAGTTACTTTATCAGCTGGAGTAGGAAATGTTGATAATTGGGAATGGTTGTTTAATTACGATTGGGCTAGACGTATGGGTCGTGAGTTTAATAATCAAAGATACTTCTTAAGATACTTAGGTCCTTGGTATATAATTAAAGGAGAAGTAAGAGAAGAAGGTGCAATTAATTTTAATTATTCAGCTGCTGACGTAAGGGTTAGAGCTAAATTAGGAGAAAAATTAAACTTATCTATGGGTGCGATTTATAGAACATCTGATAAGGTTTTTGGACTTAACCCTATAGAAGAGTACCTAAGACCAGATACTGTAAACTGGTGGGATCTAGCACGTGATTATGAATATTCTGATTATGGATATTGGGTGGATGGAGATCCTGATAGAGAAATTGATTGGTATTGGGAAGATGCAAATGGTAATAAAGTTGCTGATTCAGATGGTGAATTTAGAAGACATATTTACAAAGATTTAGTAAACAGATATAATGGTGAAATATTTTCTGAGATAGGTAGAATGGGTTATTTATCTGCTGTTATGGGAATTGATTTTTATCATTATACCGATAATTTTTGGTTTCATAACTACTTAAGTATAATGCCTTTTCACGGTCAAATATCAGGTAATAAAGATTTTGGATACGAACAATATTACCAACAAGATGGTGGTAAGAACTGGACAGATTATCAAGTTGGTTTAGTAATGGGATTAAAAATAAAAAAATGGTTTGGTTTGTTTGCTGAAGGTGAATATTCTAAATTATGGGATAAGAAAATTTATAACGCAAAAGTGGGATTTAATATAAACTTTAGATAATGGCAAAAGATTTAACAACTCTAGGTGAAGATACTCAAATTGGTTTAGATGTTGATGGTGACGGTAAACCAGATTTTAAAATTAATTTACGGGCAATTGGTATGGTTGTTGCTGCAATTGTAGCAGGAACTATGTTTTACTATCAAATAATGGAAGAAATACAATTAGCTAAGGAACTACCTAAAGTTGGTACAGGTACATATATAATTGACCAAGGTGATCCACAAGCATTAAACACATATCCACCAACAAGAGTTGAATTTAACATGAAGGATCAAATGAGTAGAATGACATTAGATCAACTTGTTAAGAAAGTTGAAGAAATGGAAGAAGATATAGAAGAAATTAAAATTGAATTAGCAAAAAAGAGAGACCGATGAAAATTAAAAAAGGAATTGTATTTAAAACATGCGCCGCTATTTTGGGTTTTATATTTATGATGGTTTTGAGCGCAAAATCACAAGACTTTTTACATGTTGATGATTATGATAAAAAAACAAAACAAGGTATTGTAGTAGTAGAATTTTGGGCTAGCTTTAATTCTGTAAATGAAGTTAACTTAAAAAAAATATATGATTGTAAAAAGTATAGAGTTGATATGTCTCAAGATCCTGGTCTTATGACAAAACATAATGTTATGGCTGTGCCAACAATAGTGATATACCACAATGGAAAAGAAATAAAAAGATTTTTACCAGGTTTAATGTTAAAACTTGATGTAGATATTAAAGAAATACAAGCTGTTATTGATGAGCTTGTAGGAGATAAATTTTAAATTATGTGCCCATTTTGCCCAATATGTATTTGTAAAATAAAATAATAAACAATGATAAGCGAACATATAAGTTTTAAAGAAGGAACTTTTAGTGCTACTGCTGCGCGTTTAGGTTTACCTAACGCTCCAAGTAAAGACCATTTGTTTAATATGCAAATGATAGCTAAAAAAGTATTTGAACCATTAAGAGTTTATGTTGGTGGTCCAATTAAGATAAATTCATTTTATCGTGGACCTGAACTTAACAAAGCAATTGGTGGATCTAAAAAATCACAACATTGTAACGGACAAGCAATGGATATAGATGATGTGTTTGGTCATAGAACTAATTCACAAATGTACCATTGGATCAAAGAAAATCTTGATTTTGATCAAATGATTTGGGAGTTCGGAGACGATGAAAATCCTGATTGGGTGCATGTTAGCTATGTAGATAGAGAAACTAACAGAAACAGATGTCTAAGGGCTTCTAGGAGCAACGGAAAGACTGTATATGAGGTAATATAATATGTTTGAAGAAAATCCTTATTTTACAGTATTTTTTATATGTACTATATTTTGGTATTTCTTTCTTATAATAAAAATTTATAACGATCAAAATAAATAATTAAATTAAATTTTATGATTATAGATACATTTATGTTCTATAATGAGCTTGATATGCTTGAGTTTAGATTGAAAGAACTTGATCATATTGTAGATAGATTTATATTAGTTGAAGCAACAAAGAGCTTTGCTAATAATGACAAGCCATTGTATTTTAAAAAAAATAAAAGTAGATTTAATAAATATCTACACAAAATAAATTACGTTATATTAGATGATATGCCGAACGGTAATCATTGGTCTAGAGAGATATATCAAAGAAATGCTACTGGTCATGCGTTAAGGTGTATAGCAAAAGATAACGATATTATTATTGCTAGTGATATTGATGAAATACCAGATGCTAACGAGTTAGTTAAATTTAAAAAACAAGGTTTACCTAACCCAATTATATCACCAGCTCAAGATACATATTACTTTAATATTAAAAACAAAGCATTAGCATACAGTGGTTATGATAAGCACAGTAAATTAAAGTATCATAAAACTTTTGGTATAAAAATATTTTATTATAAAGCGTTTGTTGATTCGTTATTACAAATGCATAAGTTTAGAATTAATTACATAGATGTTTATGATTGGGATAAAGGTGGTTGGCATTTAACATTTTTTATGAAGTCTAAAATGATTGAGGATAAATTAAATAATTATTCTCATCCAGAATTTAAAGGTAGTATTGATAATTTAATACAACACAAAAATATTAAGTTTAATAAAATTAAAATAAAAGATAATAATTATCTTCCTAAAAATTATAAATATTGGAACACATGACACAAGAACAAAGAGATTGGGGTAAAGTAATAACAATAGCAATATTAGCATCAATATTATTAGTAGGTGCTTTATTTGGTTGTACACCCATGATTTATAAAAGTAATCAAATTAAAGTTACACATGTTTTAGCTTTAACTGAAAATGGAGACACTATTAAAGTATCAATTAGAGATATTAAACCAACACAAATATATAACGTGATTGGTTATGATTTTACAAGGGGATATAATAACCCTTATTATAATCCATGGACAAGATACCATGTGTATGATAATCATTATAGATATTATACCAATCATGCTTTTGTAGATCGACCAAATTATATTAATCAACCTTATAATAATTGGCATCCATTAGAAAACTTTGCGCCTGTAAATAGAGGAACAACAAATAATGGTGATAATCCTATATCTAGAAATCCAGTAACATCTGGTGGTGGTAAAAAGAAAAATAATTAATATGTGGGCATTATTTAAAGACAAAAACGATATTAATGAGAAAAATCTAGTTGGGTTTATCTCATTTATAGTTATGGTATTATTTGCCATAGCTGATTTATTAACAAGTTTAATAGCAGATAAAGATCTTATTATAAACGAAGTAGTTTATAACTCATTTGTATGGGTTACATTAGGTTGCTTCGGAATAAGTTCTTTTGAAAAAATAAAAAAATAAATTTAAAATTATGAGAAAATCAATAGCAAAAAGAAACCGTAAGGGTTTACTTAAACGTAAAAATAAAAATAGAAAGATTAGTGATATGGGTAAAACCTCAGGAAGGGAAATTAGAGGTGTGAAAAGAAAAGCCACTGGTAGAACAGCGATTGGAACTTTAATTACCAAAGGGGCTAGAGCAGTGAAGAGAGGTGCTAAAAAGCTAGTTGGAAAAATAAGGGATAAAAGATACAAGAAGTTAAGTTCGAAGATTAGAGAAGAAGGAGTTGGGATGAGTAAAAAGAAAAAAAGATTAATAGAAAGAAGAAGAAAGATTTAAATTTTACTTACTTTAGATTTCTTTGGTGCAGATTTTACTCTTTTAATACCTTTCATCCAGTGGTTATATTTTACACTACCTGGTTTAAGGTCACTTAATATATGCCAATTAACTAAACCTCTTCTTTCTAAGAAAGAAACATATCTTTTTTCTAGTTCTCTATCATGAGCACCCATAGGCATCATATATACAGGCATATGCCAACTATGTGGATCTGCTGCGCTAAGAACACCTTGCTTATCAACACTTCTATGCTTAACAGTCTTAGCAAAAAAATCAAAACCTATTAAGTCTAAACTTTTATGTGTCTTAACTTTATTAACAAACCATAATATTGTTAAAAATCCTGCTGATGGCCTTAAATGATTGGGATTTAATATGTCTTTGTCAAAAGACTTCATGATGTCAGTGATTTCCTGATCTGAATACATTTGGGTGTGTGGCATATCTTTAGGTAAATGATCTTCAAAAACCCAATCCTTTAACATAAAGTTTCCTCTACATCTATTGACTAGTATTTCTACATTTCTAAATCTACCAACTTTAAATTCTTTTCTTAATCTATTATAGCACGGTGCCCTAAACTGACCTGTCACCCACATATCTACTTTTGTGCCTAAAGATTCTTCTTGTAGTTTATTTGCTTCTATTGCCCTTCCAAAACGAACCACAATATCATAACTGTTAATTTTATCAGCTAATTTATGATTCATTATTTCTACTGAGTTACCAACAAAAACTACTCTCTTATTTTTTACAAGCTGTTGTATACGTTCCACCATTCTTCAGATAATTCTCCTTCTTTATGCTTTTCAAACCAAGGTCCGCCATTAGTATAATGTATTGCTTTAATATACTTATGACTATTATAATACCCCACAAGATGATTGTATTTTAAAGGTATTGATCCTATTTCTTTATCTTCAACCCACATAAATTGGTGAAGTTCTTGAGCAGATGCTTTGTCTAAATATTCTTTAGATAATTTTTTAAGTTTACTATTATCAAACAACATTAAAGAACTCCAGCATTTTCTAGGATAAAAAATATTAGGTGTACCATCCATTTTTAATTTAGGAGATTTTTCTAATTTATGCTTTACACATGCTACTGGTTTATTTCTCAAATATTGCTCTATTTCACTAGGATTACATTTCCAAACAAAATCGTTATCACAGAATAATGATATACCATCATAGTGAGATAATAAAGGAACATAAAATCTAGTAAAAGAAAATTCTGTTGATTCTCCAGAAATATCTTTTCTACCATATACACCAACTTTTGTTAATGATTTTTTATCTAAATATTTTATCTCATGTTCTCCTTTTTCTGAATGATCCTCAATAGATTTCCTACAAACTCTAGTTGCCTGTGGGTATTTTGAATCGTGTCCTATATATATTTTCATACTAATTGTTTTAATATTTCTTCAAATTTATTTAATTGTATCATATTAGATCCATCACTCCATGCCGCGCTTGGATCTTCATGAACCTCAAAAAAGTAACCATCAACATCCACCGCTTTAGCGCATTTAGCAATATGTATAGCATATTTTGGTTGACCAGCTGTTGTATCACCTGAATTAGGTCTTTGTGTTGAATGTGTACAGTCTATTATAACTGGTACTTTTAATTCTTTCATATCAACAATTTGTCTAAAGTCTACAACTAAATCACCCATACCAAACATTGATCCTCGCTCAGTGAGCATAATATTATTATTACCTGTACTTTTAACTTTATTAACTGCGTGAATCATATTCTTACCCTCAACAAATTGACCCTTCTTAATATTAACAGTGTTCATAGTTTGACCAGCTTCAACTAACAAATCAGTTTGTCTACATAAAAACGCTGGTATTTGTATTACATCAATTACATCTTCAAGTTTATCTACCTGCCAAGTTTCATGAACGTCTGTTGTAGTTTTACAACCCACGTGAGTTTTAATCTTGTCAAATATTTTTACAGCTTTTTCTAAGCCAATACCTCTTTTAGAATGTACAGATGTTCTATTAGCTTTGTCGAAAGATCCTTTAAATATATAATCAAAATTATATTTTTCTGCTAATAAACTAAGATCATGGGCTAAAGTTAAAGCTTGTACTTCACTTTCAATGCTGCATGGTCCAGCTATTAATATCTTCTTCTGTGTTGATTTCTTTTCCATTGTATTTAATTTTAACTACATCTACATCGTAGTATCCTAATATTCTATTTTGTTCTAAATTTTCTTCTGGATATTGATCATGAAATAAATCATATGATCTTAAAAGCTCAGGTTTATAAGCATAAATACCAATGTGTCTATCTCCATAACCTATATCTTTTCTAGTAAACCATAGTGCTTTACCTTCTTGATGTATACACTTAACACCATTAGGTTCGTAACTTTCTGTGTAAGCTGTTAACATATAATCAAAACCTTGTTTGCATCTATCAGTAATTGTTCTTAAATGCCAAACATCCATATCAACCATATCACCTTGAATATTTATTATAATATCGTATTGTTTGAGTTTATCTAACACTGATGCTATTCTAGCTGTTCCATTTTCTGCTTTGTTAGACATTATAACGTTTTCATTAGTTATATGTTGTGCTATTTTTTTACTATCAGTTACTACATACGTATCATAACCCATAGTTCTAACTCTATCAAACATATATCTAATAAGTGGTTCACCATCAATGTTGATAAGCATTTTTTCTTTTAATCTAGTGCTTTTTAATCTTGCTGGTATTGCAATACATATATTCATGATTTTTTACCCACAGTTCTTCTTCTTATATCATCGTGATTAAATTCAGCCCAATATAATTCAAAAGCCACACCATCTTTTAATCCTTCAAATTGATGGTACTTACCTGGTTTAACCATAGTAAAATCTCCTGCTTTTAATATTGTCTCATCAACCAATCCTTGATCATCTTGCCAAACTCTAACTAACATCTCTCCTGATTCTACAAAAAATCCATTCCATTTAAATTCATGTTCATGTTCTGAACATTTAAATCCTTTATTAAATTCTATTCTGTGAAATTCGAAGACGCCATTAGCGTGGATCTTCTCCGTCTTTCCCCATATTTTTCCTGCTTTCATCTTGTATTAAATTTATAATTTTATTAACTAATTCTGGGTTTTTCTCATCAAAAAATATAACACCCGTATGTTTGCCTTCTTTTAAACCACCCTCATCTTCTATATGATACGGTATCCATTTAGCGCAAAATGCCTGTGTTAATCTCCAATGTAATCCTAGTTCTCTAGGACAATTTATTATTGCTACTCTCATATTACCAACTTCTTTGTCTTCTAGGAAATAAAGGTAATTTCTTACCATTTGATTTATTTTGTGGTGTCCAATTATACCACTTAGATCTATTAGTATCACCTAACTTACCTATTTTAAAATTAGATAGACATTGTTTATCTTTATTAGCAAAATGAACACTTATTAATATTCTTGGTCCAACTGTATCAACCTTATGATATTGATATTGCGGTATATATAGAAAATCTCCTGCTTCTAATATAGCTTCTTCTAATATTTCTTTAGGTTTAGCTGGAGCAAATTCTTTATATATAGTCCATTTAACTTTACCTTCAGTATGAAATAAAAAGTTTTCTGTCTGATCAGAATGAGCTGGAAAACTTTTAGAATTAGCTCTTGGTGAACAATATATATTTGATTGTCCGTTTCTAAAATACCTCTCAAACTCATGGCATATATCAACCATATCTTTATTTTGATATTCCGCGAATGGTAATACAATTGATTTACCATTATTCCACTGGTGGTACACATCCCTTTTAGATAACATTGGAAGTTTTAATTGTCCTTTCCTAACTTTATCAAGACACCACCTACCATCATTTTCTTTTCTATAATCTAAAATTTGCATTCCTTTCATAGCCGGATATTGATTCATATAATGACTAAAATCCGCCCAAGTAAAAAGATTTTTAAATTTATTTCTTCTTATTATTAAATGTTTTTTACCCCAATATTCACTAAAAAATACTTTAGGGCTTATAGGATCTAATATATCCTCTAATGTTATTCGTTTATTCATTTTCTTTTTTTGTTTATATGGAAACCATTTATTAAATAATTCTCTTCTATATTTACAACCACAGGACAAACCAAACCAACCGGTAATAGTAACAACTAACCATTTTATACCAGTGGCTTGTGTAAACCTGTCTATCGTATCTCCTAAACCTCTATCTGTAAAATGAGGATTATTTTGTCCTGGAAATTTTAAATTACCCATCGCAACTTAAACAATCTTCCTGCATAGCTTGTTCAGCTATATCTCCTCTTAATACAGATTCAGTTCTCATATAATATAAGGTTTTAATACCTTTTTTATGAGCTTCTAGGTGAACTTTATTAATAAATTTAGGATCAGCTTGAGCTGGAAAAGCTAGATTCAAACTAACAGCTTGATCTATATATTGTTGTCTTATTCCAGCTTGATTAACTAACTCTAATTGATTAATCTCTTTAAAAGTCTTATAAACTTCTTTTATAGGTATGTCCTTTTCTGGACCTAACATAACTTTATCTAAAGCTTTTATACCCTGCACTGAACCTCCATCTTTTAAAATCTGATTCCATATCTTATCAGTATTTAAATTATGTTCTTTTAATGTAGCTTCAAGCGTAGGGTTCCTACGTATGAAAGTCCCCTTAGCAGACTGATCAGTAAAAACATTAGCGGCCCAAGGCTCAATACCAGGGCTGATATTCCCACTAAGCTTACTATTGCTAACAGTAGGAGCAATAGCCCTAAGATGAGTGTTCCGCATACCAGTACCAACACACCAAAGAGGTTCACCAAATGTTTCAGCAAGTACCATTGAGGCTCTTTCGCTTTCAATTTTAATTTGACTAAATATTCTTCTAGTTTCATATTGTGCTAATAATCCTTCGAAAGGAAATCCTTTCTGTTGTAAATATGTGTGCCATCCAAGAACTCCTAATCCTAAAGCTCTACCTTTCTCAGCAGATCTTATAGCATTTTCAAACCCTCTTACGTTTTTAGCTCTTTGTATAAACTCTTCTAATACACCATCTAAAAACCATATACTATCATAAATTAAATTACTATCTTTCCACTCATGATATTTAGCTAGATTTAAACTAGATAAACAACATACAAAACTATGTGATTCATCAGTGTGTAATACAATCTCTGAACATATGTTTGTCATAAAGACTTTTAGTGCATTATCTTTATACATACTAGGGTTTTGTTTATTTACATTACCCTTGAACATAACGTAAGGTTCTCCAGTTGCTTTGCGTTTTTGTAATAACTTACTCCATTTACGTCTTGCAACTTTATCTCCAGCAGCTAACTTTCTCATAAACTTATCACTAACAACAGTGCATTGATGCATGTTTAATGATTGCCTATTTACATCGCCTTTTGGTTCTCTGATTTCTAACCAGTCTTCCCAATCAGGGTGATCTATGTTTAAATTAACTGATGCAGCTCCCCGTCTGACACTCCCTTGATTTGTAGCTAATATAGTTGAATCATATACTTTACAAAAAGGTACAACACCATCTGATGTTCCATTGTTTGTAATTGTAGATCCAGCTGGTCTTATTTGATTTACACCAATACCAACTCCACCACCATGTTTAGCTAACAACATCATTTCTAAATTTTTGTTACCAATGTCGTAGATTGAATCTGCAACATCGATACCAAAACAACTAATAGGAAAACCTCTATCGGTTCCCATATTAGATAATACTGGAGAAGCTAAACACAACCATCCTTTCCAAATATATTCAAAGAATTTTTCTTCTAGTTCAGGCTTGTTTAGTCTTTTAGCTGTTGCTTTTGAAACTCTTTCATAAGCTTCTTTTGGTGTTTCACCATTATAAAGATAACCTCCAGTTATAGTTTTTTTATATACTTCGGCGTCTGCCCACTCTGGGTAATCAACACCTTTTTTCCATCTATTACTCCACATTTTCTATAAGATCTTCATCTTTTAAAACAATTGCTTTTAACGTGTATGCGTCCCAAAATAAATCATCATAAGCTAATTCATTTAATGCATCAGTTGTTAATTCAATGTATCTATCTTCACTATTTTTAAATCTATAATATTCTACTTCATCAATATACACCCTAAACCAATCATCTTGATTTTTTTTAAGTGCAAATCCTGAAGTAAAAAATAGTAATAATAAAAATAATAAATTTAATAATGTTATTAATACTTCTTTCATAATATTTAATTTTATTTACCAGATATTCTCGAAATCTTCTCCCTCATTTGCTTTGCTGTAGTCGGTTGGCCTGATCGCAAAGAAGTCAGTGTGAGTATGACCACCAGTGAGATGATAGAACCAGTCAAGATTCTTAGCAGCCTTGTCATCATATTTGAAGATCTCTTTATACCCGAGTTCTTTAATTTTCTCATTTGTTCTTTTTCTTATAAATTGTTTTAGATCGTATTGAGTTAAGTTTTCCAAATCACCCATCTCAAACATTTTTTCTATATATTTCTCTTCAAGTTCGACCATTGTTTTAGCCGCTTCTAATACATCATCTTTGCATTTTTCTTTCAGATCTTTTATTTCTTCACACATATGTCTAAACAATCTACAACCCATTTTACTGTGTAACGATTCATCTCTTACACTCCATTTCATTTGTTGACCAACACCTTTTAATAAATTTCTAAGTTGAAAACTATATAATACAGCAAAAGCAGAATATAAACTAACACCCTCTGCAAATGCTGAAAATACAGCTAATGATCTACCTATTTTAACAGGATCATCACCATCATAACTTACTAAATTATCAAATCTATCTGCCGTAGCAGGTTCATGTAGGAACGCCTCAAAATCTTCTAGTCCTAATGTTTCATTTAAATAACTATAAGCGACCGCGTGTATTGTTTCTTGAGAACCAAACATCATGGCCATTTGTTGTATTTCATGTTTTGGAAACCATGATACAACCCTTTGTGTCCAATAATCTGACACCGCACATTCAGTCTGAGCAAAACCCAATAGTATATTACCTACTAAATTTTTCTCAGCTGGTTTTAATTTTTCATTCCAGTCTTTTATATCACCACTCATAGGTATTTCAGTATGTAACCAAAATGCTTGAGCTTGTGGTAACCAACCTTCATTATAGTATTCTGGATATTCAAAAGGTTTATATGGTATACGTTCATCAAATAGTCCCATCTTCTTCATAAAATAATGTTAAACAACAATCAAATAGTCCTAAATAAACTACATGATCTATTTTTAAAAATTCTTCTTCAATATATTGCCTGTAACCAAACAATAAACCGTTAAATAAACCAAAACTAAATTCCCATCTTATTAATCTCATCTTCCTTGTCCTCTATATCTTTTACATCCATTTTTAGTTCCAGTATAATACTTACCATTTTTATTGGAAGTATGCCTGTTTTTAGAGTGAATACCTTTATTTTTTTTCTTAGGTTTTACAAAAATACCTGCAAAACCAAATGTTCTTTTTCTAGCCATATTTAATTAAATTTATAACGTCATCACATTCACTCTGTCTTTGAGGTTTATATAGTTTATAACCTTTTAAATATTTAGAAACATATTTCTTAAACATTTTCCAACGCAAAGGAAACGTATCATTTGGTCTACCTTTACATTCGATTATAAAATTTTTACCTTCAAAATCTGGTGTATACTTAATAGATAAAACTTTTTTATTTCCTCTATTAACCATACTACCCTTACCGTTTGCTTGTCTTTCGTAGGATTCATTTTTAAATTCAAATCCTTTAAATATCTCAAACGTTGTTTTTTCGTAGTCAGCCTTGATTTTAGCTTTCTTTAATGCTTTGTACATATAAGCTTCAAGACCACTAGCAAACTTAATCCCATCAACAACAACTTTTTTACTGACAACAGGACCTCGTTTTCTTCTAATTCTTCTTCTCACCTTTTTCCATCATTTTTGCCATGTATTGTATTTCATCTCGCAAACAATATTTTGCTGACTCTAAATACAATAACGCATCCATTAATTCCTCTTGCACGTCTTCCATAAAGTGATAAAGACTTTTTTCTCTTCTTTTTATTTCTGACTCCATAGTGTCACCGTATTTACGTTGACCTATTAAGCTACGTTTGTCCATTTTCTTTAGAACTTTTCTAACTATTGAGTCTTTTGTTTTAATTTCCATCTGGTTCGTCCATTAATAATGTTATTTCTGCTTCTGATAAACCATCTGTTTTAACAAATGTACCGTTTATCATTTTACCTTTTCTGTTACTTATTTCATCATAAGCTGAGTCAATACAATCTTCAATCCTAAGATTAGATAATTCAGCTAGATTAGTTAATACAACAACCATATCACCTATAGCATCCTGCACTTCAGGTTTATCTTTATTTAATATAGCTTTTGCTAACTCCCCAGCTTCTTCTTGTAATTTTATGTATTGAGTTTTTTGATCACCGCTATCGTATATACCTCTTACTCTTGCCCATTTTCTTATATCATCAAATACAGATTTAGATTTTTTATCATCTTTATCTTTAACAATATAATCTTTTGGAAAATTATTAGCAAATGCTTTGTTGTATATATAACATCTTTGATCATTATACATAGATGTTTTTACATTTTCTAATATCCAAGGTATTGTGTAATCACTGATTTGAAATTTCCCATGTTCAGTTTCCCAAGTTAATCCAGTATTTCTTAATAGATTTCTTTTTAAATCCGATTTAGGACATGGAAATGTAGTTGTTTGTTCTGTTACATTTATTCTCATATTGGTTTGTGGTTTTAAATTTTTATACAATTTACGGTCAACTCTATAACCGTATTGCTTTTGTAATTCTATTTCCTTACTAGATATATAATCTATATCTGTAGATTCATCTAATACTTCATATTCTTCTGGAGTGTAACCTTGTTGCATTGTGACCCGGTTATTAAGATCACAGGTAACACCTATTTTTTTACCAGGAATATGATACAAATAATATTTCATTATCTTTTATCTAGTTTATCGTTATAAATATGCATGTTTGTGGCTAGATGATAATACCATCCGGTATCTAGTTTTAATCTTTTTGCTATCATTTTCTGTAATTCACTAAAACAATATTGATCATTACAAAAACCATACCAAAGATCGTTACTACGCATCATTACACTCATACATAATTTATTATCTATTATCTGCATATGTATAGCACAAGTACAAGGTGTGTCTGAGTAATATGAATATGTTTCTTTAGAATCATAAATACTTATTACCGCGTGCCTAGAATATTTATCATTTTTTAATTTATGAATAATATAATCTATTTGATCTCCACGGTTCCATTGCCAACCATAATTAGATCTTACATCCCCATCTTTATCTGCCATACGCTTCCATATTGGAGGTATTTTACCATATATTTCACCTAACTTTTTTATATTAGGATCACCTGATAAATACCATTGCCATTCAGCTTCTGCATATTCTTTATTCCAACCTCTAAATTCTACATCTATTGTATTTTCTTTTGGGTGATGCATATAAAAACCACAATTAAATATAGCTTTTGTATTACCAAAATCTACACCATTATCTTTTATATAATCCCAAAGAAAATTAAACGCATGATTTGCATTATAAAAGTTTTGTTTTAAGCTTCCCATGGTAATTCTTCTTTTTGTTGTTCTTCGTTAACCTCAGGTATATAACAACCTGATTTAGGTTCCCAAGTAAAAAATGCTTCAGCACCGTTTTCACCTAAGTTTTGAAATTTAACTTTTAATACTTTAACTTTAGTATTTTTCTGTTCATAATTTCTATGTACTAATAAACCGTGATAACTTGCATCATACCATTCACCACCACCTTTTATGTTATACATTGTAGGTTCTTCCATTTTACCATCTTGTCCTTTATACATTTTAGTTGGATGTGCTACAATAAATGTTAATACATCATACTTCTTACAAAATTGCTCGATCTTAGATAAATAATCCATCGTATAACGATTTACATCATCTGATGTTGCGTTTGTATCTCTAACCTTATTATATGGATCAATTACAAGGCATTTAATACCTTTACGTTTAACCAGCTCAGCACCTTTTTTAAGTACTGATTCTAAACTATATTTATCCATATCAATAAAAAAGAAGTTATCATTAACATGATCAGCTACATTGTTCCACGTGTTACCACCTATATCGCTTGGTAATGGCATATCTTGCCAAACTTTACGCATAAGTTTATGTGCATGTAAATATGTAGGTTGATTTTCAGGAGATGCAAATGCTGTCTTCCAACCGTAGTTCTTATTATATCCAACTACCATTTGATCAACAAAATCTGATTTACCTGATGATGGTATACCTGTTACTGTAATAAATTGTCCAGTATATGTACTAAATATATTATCAAAGTTTTCAAGACCTACTTGAAACCCAGGTTTAAAACCATGCTTAACAAAATCTTTTAAATCTTCTTCAACATCTTTTAATGTAGATACATTTTCAAGTGGTACAGGTTTAGCTATTGCTATTACATTTCTAAGATCTTCAACACTGTATTTAAGTAAATACTCATTCGCGTCTTTACAATCTTTAAAATCTACTAAATAACAATTTTCAGCACCAAGTCTACGAATAAACTCTTGCTGCAATGCAACACCTGCTTCATCTTGATCAACGGCTAGTATTATCTTTTCTTTATTCTCAAAATAATCTATACAATTATCTAAGTAATCTAAGTTATTTTGATTTAGCGTTGCTCCGTTTGGTACGGAAATTACATTTTTTATACCAGCTTCTACAAATGCTAATACATCCATTTCACCCTCAACAATTATACAGCTGTCATGACCTATAATACTATTTATATTATAAAATATCTTTTCAGCTCCTTTGTATAACTTGAAGTTTTTACGACCATCTCTATATTTAATATTTATAAGGTCATTACCCATAAAATAATTAAACTTGATCGTATTCTCTTCCTTGCCAGTTTGTGGCATAAACTCAGGTCCTTCAGAGACATTACAGTATTCTAAAGTTTCTTGAGATATACCACGATCTGCAAACCATTTTAATATCTTACTACCAGGTTGTTTATGTGTTTTAGTAGAAAAATCTGGTTTAACATAATCTTTATCTGCATTACCTTTTCTTTTATAGGTATGCATTTGAAATGTTGAGTTGCAGTTGTGACAAGTACCGAGACCACGTTCCCAATCATATGAAGCGCATTGCTTCTTACGATTCTTGGGTTTTCTTTCAGAAGAACACAGGGGACAAATCCCCTGCGTGTTACCTTCTTTAAGATCGTATTGATTGAACTTATCAATCAAAAATCCATTGATCTCTGTTTGTTCTACTTGCATGTTTAAAACGGTATGTCGTCAGTAGATTTAACTTGCTGAGGTTTTGCTTTATTTTCTAAAGGTATTGCCTCAGGAAATGTACCGTTTGTCCAAACAACCCTAACATTACCTAAGTAAGTTTTAGGTGCTTTAGACTCTCTCTCTTCCTTTGATTGATCAACAACAACTGGTCCTTGATTACCAAACTGATCTGGTTCATCATTAACCGTAATCGCAATAGGAAGATATTTACCCTTCTTACCTACGATAATTTTATCTTTAGGTATTTGAGAAAGGTTAATACTTGTTTTAATAATTCCTGCCATAATTAGTATGTAGATAATTGGTTAAACATTCTAGACATCTGAATCTTACTAGCTCCAGTTAGTCTTCTTAAATTGTCCACGGCTTTTACGTGGCTTTGATTATTATAAAAATTATTTACACTTGTATGTAAACCTGTTACATCACAAGTTCTTTTTTTAGTTCTTGCCATAAAATTTAATTTAAAGTGTTTCATTAATAAAATATTGACTAGGATCAAAATCCTTGTCTTTAAAAAATAGATTATATACCTCAGACGCCTTCTCTACTTTTCTTTCTCCTGATCGTAAGAACTCTTCTGAGCATTCAAACAGCCCTATCTGATTAGTATTTTTATCTATTACTATAAATATAAAATCATACCCAAACAATTCCTTATAGATATATGCTTGAGAATCGTAATTATATCTAAAAGCCGATGTTCTAAATTTATTTATATCGGCCGTTGTTTTCAAATCAATAACTAATTCCTCCTCATGATTAACAACATCTGCTTTACCTTTCCACTTATTCCCATACAACTCTGTTATCATAGGTACCTCATACTTACAATCATGAAATGAATTTACATTTCTAATTAAATCAACACACATTTGTGTATCAAGAATTTTATCAGTCATTGATTTTACCATATCAACTTCACTCTGCAATAAGCAAAGCTCTCCCTCAGATTGATCCTTATAGACTTTTGTGTTTCTCGTTGCGGCAGCAATGACTTTAAAGTCTTTTAGTTTATCTGGTTCAAGCAATGCTGTATGGAAATATTTTCCAATTAATATTGCAGGTGAGGATTTAACCTCACTTCCCAACGCTAATGGATTACTTAATAAAGTTCCAATATCACTGTTACTAAGAAATTTTTTACCAAAACTTCCATAGTAATTTTCATCATCTTTTAACTTATTAAGTATAGTTTTCTTATTCATTACAGACTATTAAGTTCAGCTTCAACTTCTTTATTCATTGAATATTTTTTCTTAATTGAATCTACTTTGCCTCCTGCTTTTATATAGTCAACAGCTTTATCATAAGCATTACTACCTTTGTTAAGCCATTGTTTTGCATTTACTGAAGCTTGACCGTGATCATTAGTTGCATCACTGTCTTGCGTATCATCTATTAAAAATAAATTACCCAAAGCATACTTCTTTCCATAACTAGAAGCGCTACCAAATCGTTGAGGCATTTGCATACCCTTTTGATCCAGCTCTACACCCACAACAGCTGTTGCGTGTATTGATTCCATCCCATCACTTATTGTTGCTTTTGATTGAAGCATAAGAATATCCCTATCCTTAATGAATTCTTCATTCAATATAACTGTAACTCCATGTTCCAATAAATAAGGTTTGATTGCTTCAAGAATGTCTTCGGCACTTCTGAAATAATATTTGCCAAAGCTATTAAATCTAGATTTTTTAGATTTAAACTTAGTCTGAATGACTGCTAATTTATCATTTAATTTCATAATATTATATTAAATTGTCTATATATATAATTACATAAAAGTGTACACCATTTACATTAGTGACACTATTCAACTGGCAGATAGTCAACCACTTGCGAGTGATCTACGTTATCTATCAGTCTTTGTACAGCTTGTTTTTTTAGCTGTGAAACCCTAACGTAAGAACTACTACCTTTTATTTGTAAGGCATCTGCTATTTCTTTAGCTGAAGCCCTTGGACAATCAAGCCCGTAGCTCATTCTAAGTACTTCATACTCTTTTTTGTTAAGGTGTTTTTTTAGTAGACTTTGTAAAAATGTATTTAACATAGTTCCACTATGAGGTTTTGTTTTATCAGGTATTTGAAAAATCATATTAGTATCATCATTTGGTTTTTCATCAATGCTTAAAAACATTGAATTAAAAAACATTTCAACTAAATGCTTATCTCTACCACTATCTTTACGTATCTCATTTAATTTATGTTCTGGTATACGTAAACTACCTCTATTTTTATCGATGCCTCTTCGTATTGCACCGTTAATTCTTTTTGATAAAAATGATTTTATAGTCTTGCTTTTATCATCAGACTGGTCTACAACTGATTGATCCCAACGATCAACAGCGTAAACTAAACCTTTATTACCTTCTTGTATTAAATCTGTTATTTGCATAACCCCTGATGCCACTTGTGACGTTGAGAATTTTCTAGCAATATTTTCTACTAAAGGTAAAAACTTTATAATTTTTTGATCACGAGTTAAATTCTCATAATCATCTCTTTCGTATAATTTAGGTGTTAATACTCTTTTCACATCCTCCTTATACCGTATGTAATTTTCTACATTATATTTTCTCATGTAGGTGTTTGTTCATGTGTTCTTTTTCGTTTTTCAATGGTTTATCCATATTCCTATGAATAGTTCTGGTAGAACAACCGCAAGCTTTAGCTAATTTAGATATAGTTATTAATTCACCATTATGATTCATTTCTAACATAGTATCATATATTAATTCTTTACTTATTTTTGATCTACCAATTAAACTACCCACAATTTTAAGTTTTTCAATTACATCTAACCCACAACCATCTTTAAAAATTACTTTACGTAATCTATTTTTTGGTGCGTGTATAGAGTTTGACTGAATTACTTCGTTAATCACTCGATCTAAAAGATCAGGTGGTATGTTAAATGTTACAAACCCATTATCTTTATCACAAATAAACGATGCTAATTCTATAAATTTTTCATCATTTAAATCATTTAAATACCACAGTACTAATAAATGCCATTTTAACGACTTATATGTTGTTATCTTGGCTTTACTTCTAAATAGCTCATAACACTCATATGTACCGTCTTTATAAAACTCTCCCCAGTCAAAGACCTGGTTAGGTTTATCTAAGATCGGGTATCTCCGATATATTATTCTATTTTTATGTAAGTATTTTAGGTTTCTGTGTGACATAAGCCTGTTACTAATAGTATTATATAACCCTATTGTCACATTTATATGTGACTATTATTCTTCAATTAAGGTTAATTTTACATTTTTCCAATAACCAGTTTTTCTAGTTGTATCAACTAAAAAATCAATACGATGTTTCCATCTTGCATTCATTCTATCATTCACGCACCATTCTCCACTTAAATCTCCAGCTCCTTCAACACAAACTTTTACATCAAATGTAAAGCCTAATGGTTCAAGATCCCTTGAAACGGCTATCCATCTGTGTGCTATTGGGTTATCAGGGTTAATATGCTTCAATGAAGCAGTTATCAACGGGGTATCATCTGTCTGTCCTTCTACTGCGTGGTATACGGTTGCAGTTACCATAGTAGCTGCTAAAATAATGCTTTTAATCATACTATTGTATTTTGTTAAACATAATTTACTGGCATCGTCAAATATCTCTCTTCATTTTTGTTAGCTATGTGACATTTGCCGTGTATATAATACTGCCAATAGGCAGTTATACTATCTTTGTGTTTATACTCATCAGGCATCGCCTGTGGAGGTTGTACCCACTCATTACCTTGAATATGTTTAGGTGGTGTGGCTAAAAACTCACCACATTTAGTTATAGTTAAATGCTGCTTGTTATAGCGTTTTTCATATTCATTACCTAGACCAATCATATGGTAATATAACCACATATATGTTTGTCTTGATTGTCTAGCCCATACTGTTGA